AAGAGGTAACCTACGCGCTCGGACTCAACCCGATCCGCTCGCTCCCCAACCGTGGCATCGTTGTCTGGGGTGCGCGTACGCTGTCCAGCAACCCGCTGTTCCGTTTCGTCAACACCCGCGTCATCCTCAACGTCCTCGTTGATGTGATGAACCGTAGTTTCGACGATATTCTGTTCGAATCGATCGATTCGGCCGGTACCGTGTACAGTCGGGTTAAGTCGATTGCAAACCAGATCCTGAATCAGTTCTATCGGCAAGGGGCTTTGTTTGGTAATCGCCCCGAGCAAGCGTATCTCGTGGTGTGTGGCGACAGTAACAATAGTGCTACCCTCCTTGAGCGGGGTACGGTACGGATGGATGCGTACGTGGCGACTTCGCCCACCCTGGAGCGTCTCGCGATCACCATCGTCCGCACCCCTGTGGGACAAGTATCCCTCCTGAGCGACTCGTTCAGCCGCAATGAGGAACGGTTCACCGCCTTCCTTGATGCCACCAATCTTAACGTTTGACGTTGAAAGATAGATATGGCAAGAAGACTTCGTGCAGAGATTAAGCCCGGACCGACTATGGACCCGGTTCTTAATGCCGATACTCCACTGACCGAGCAACAACCGAAACGCACGGTATACATCGAACTGTTTCGTTCAGGCCCACAGATTAGTTCTAGCGGCCAGAAGATGGTATTTGCGGATGAGGACTTGGATCAAGTGGTGAGTGGGTATAATCCCACCACTCACGAGGCCCCCCTCATCATCGGCCATGATCAGGATGACGGTACCCCAGCCCTTGGCTGGGTGCGCGAAGTTTGGCGAAAGGGTAAATCGCTTTGGGGGAAAGTCGAACTGACCCCTAAGGCGGAACGCCTTATCCGTGACGGCGTCTTTAAGAAGGTAAGTAGCTCGTTTTATTTACCTGACGCTGACACGAATCCGACACCGGGTCAACTGGCCCTGCGCCACCTTGGTCTGGTGTCAATCCCTGCGGTCAAAGGTCTCACGGCCTTTGCCGAAACTCACCCCGAAGGCTCGATCACAATTACTCCAAGGGAGTCTTCTATTTCATTTCAAGAAACTTTACCTACTATGGCTAAAAGAAAAACCGAAGCCCCCGCTCAAGAGACGAAAGTTGTCGATCACGCCGACGGTCGGGGTATGACTATTAATGTGAACATTAATGGTGTCAAGGGCGTGGACGAGGAAGGACAAGCTATCGAGGAGACTGGTTCGCCCGCCCCCTATGACATGGAGTACGGTGATCCGGAATCCATGAATCCGATGCCCGGTCAGGCCCCTCTGGAGCCGGATATGCAAGTTTCCTCCATGGTTGAGGGTCCGGATGGCGAAGAGATGGGCGATGAGGATGGTGGCGAGGGCGCACCTGTTGATGAGGATGGCGCCGGCCCAGACGGTATGGAGGGAGAGGATAGCGCTCCCGCCGAAGGCGACGGCGGAGCCGAGGAGGGTGTCGATGACATGTCCGGTGACGACGATGAAGCCGTTGCTGCCGATCTGGCCTCCCAGTACACCGAAGAGCAACTCATCATGGCGCTGTACCAACTGGCTCAGGGCTCCCAAGAGATGGGCGAAGGCATGGGCATGATGGGCTACTCAGAAGCTGAAGCTTTTGAAGATGAGGTGGCTGAATTCTCGGAAGCTGCGCAATTCCCCGATCCGCTTGCCGCTAAAGTTGCCGAACTCGAAGAGGAATTGGCCTCGCAACGTCGGCTTATGCGCCAAAAAGAGATCACTGATTTCTGCGAGAAACTGTATGATGGTGGTAAGCTCACCGAACAAGTTGCCCCCATTTCCGACCTGGTGCGGTTCATGGAGACGTTGAATGCGAAGAATTCCGTGAACTTCAGCGAGACCGGCAAAGCTAGCCAGTTCGACTTCATGAAGAACATGTTGGACAATCTCCCGTCCATGGTGTCGTTCAACGAAGTTGCTGCACCTGCTACCGCACCTGCCAAGAAGCCTAAAGCGCCTCGCCCCGGTGCTGAGGGTTATGTGTTCGATGAGCGTAGCGCTCAGATCCATGCGAAAGCTGTGGAGTACTCTGAGAAGAATAATACCGACTACATGTCGGCTCTCAAGCTTGTTATCGACGACGAAGTCTGATAACACAGTGGGGTAACACGGGTGGGCTTTGACCCACCTCGCATCCACAAATCTTTGTAACAACGGTGGGCTACGCTCACCGGCGAATAGATCGATAACTTAGTTATCAAGCTCACTATTCGTCAGGTTACACCCAAGTTCAGCATGGTACATGGAAGATACGTCTCTGTGTGTCACAAGACAATAACGAAATGCTAAATAATGGCAACTGATCCTCGTTACATGTCGTTCGACCATAAGTATGTTGAGACGGTTACTGTCACCGACAGCACCGCTCTCGCTAATGGTATCGAACGCTGCCGCTTTGTGAAGCGAAGCGGTGCATACCCTGTCGCTGGTGGCTATGCCGCTGGCGTCAATGTGTACAAAATTTATGGTCAAGGCGAACTGACCGACAAGGGCTACCAAGTCGAAGACGCCTCCATGACCGCCCTGACCGGCACCCTGTCCATCGCCACCACTGGTGTTGTGACCGGCTCTGGTACCAACTTTGACCCCGAACTCAATGTTGGCGACACCATCAAGATTGGTGCGCAACTGTTCCGGGTTATGACCCGTACCAGCGATACCGCTGCCACTGTGCTGCCTGCACCGGCTACCGCCATTAGTGGTGGTACCGCCTATATCTGGCCTGGCACTTATGAAGGTCAGTCTAATCCCTCCACCACCCCCAGCAAGCCTGGCGTATTCCCTTATCAGGGTCTGATGAGCGTGGTGACCACGGGTATCGCGATCGTAGAAGTCGATTCCGGCTCCACTTTCGCCGTAGACGACGCCGTGTATGCAACCACCTCCGGTACTGCTTCTAGCACCGCTGGCGCTGGTCTGATTCTCGGTCGTTCCCTGGACGTCATCGGTACTGCCGGTGCTGGCCAATATATCCGAGTGAAGCTCGGTAACGAAGCTGGTTCTTGAGAATAGGAGAGTAACTAATTATGATGAATCTTGATCAAGTTAGAGTAATTGACCCTATCCTGACTCAACTAGCTCAGGGATATAAGAATACTGACGGTGTGGCGACTTTCTTCGCTCCCTCTGTGTCCATGAACGTCCGTGCTGGTCGTACTCTTACCTTCGGGAAGGAGGCCTTCGCAGCTCAAAACTTCCTGCGTGCACCCGGTACCAACATTCAGAAAATCTCGAATGAATTCGGTACCCGGAGCTTCTCGCTTCGTCAAGAAGCGATTAGCTGGCAGATCGCTGAAGAAGTTGCTGCGGAAGCCAAAAACGGTGCTGCTGCAATCGATCTTCGCGCCTATGCCGCCAAAGACGCTGCAAATCGTCTGATGCAGTCCTGGGAAATCCAGGTTGCTAGCAAAGTCCTGGATGTGACCCAGTACGAGGCCGGTAACGTGCTCGATCTCGCCACCTACAATTCTGGTGCCGATCAGTTCAATAGCCCGACCTCTGACGTGGAAGTCCTGATGGACGACCTCAAAGAGCAGGTGCGTAGCCAGATTGGTTGCTATCCGAACAAGCTCGTGCTTTCCCCCGATGCGTTTAACGCCCTGAAGCGTAACAAGCGTATTCGTGACTTCATGCAGCGCGGTGTCCTGGTGAACGAGAAGACCCTCGCAGAGATCTTCGGTCTCGACGAGATTCGCGTCGCCCGCCGCCTTAAGCTTGGTGAAGACAACGCAAGCCTAGAGAACATCTACAACAACGTGGCTCTTCTCTTCTATCACCCCAGCGGTGCTACTGACGGCTTCACCCCCGCTCTTGATGCAAACTACGGTACCCCGGCTTATGCGTATACCTATACGCTGGCTGGCTATCCGATTTCCACCCCCGAGCGTTTCAACATGGATCGTCGTGTTTTCGAAGGCGACATCTTGGTTGAGCGTAGCTTCGAGCTGGTGGGTATGGGCGAAACCGGTCGCTGCGGCGCTGGTGCTGTCCTGCTCAACCCTGTGGGTGCAGCCTGATCTGTGCTATACTGATACAGGTATCATCTCCCAGCCCGCCCTTGTGGCGGGCTTTTTTGTCTCGTTGAAAGCTAAGTAGACGAGATACGCGCCCGTGGCCCCATACACCCCGCCTCCCGACGCCTATGGCGTCGCTAACAACTGTACACCGGCTACGGTAGATTATTTCATTGAGGTGTTCGGATTTAACGAGGCCCTGGAGCTATCGCGCCTCGAAGATCCGACCGCGAACACAATCAATTACCAGCGTATCAACGTCGCTCTCCATGACGCTGCGGTCCTGATTAATAACTTCATCGAAACTGCGCCGCCCCAGGGCAAGCTGCTGATAGCGGGGTCGTATCGCAGAACTCAGGCCATACTCGCTCGCTGGTACCTGGACACTCTGAGACCCCGTCAACAGGTCGTAGACGCCGCAGAGGCCGCCCTCAAACAACTCGACCTATGGGCAGCCAAAGAATCACCCTCCAGCGGCCTGAAGTGGCAAGAAGCCTACCGGTACTGGGGCAGCGCATGTGCGATGACGATGTCCAGCACGCAGCGGGATAGGGCGTTTACCGATGCATCGCTCGCGCGATGGGAAATGCGGTGGGGTACTAATAATCGCTGGAATCCATTCAAACGCAAAGGAGCCCCGGTCATCAACAATGTTGCTCAGCGCGAGCCTAGTGGATCGTTGGATAGGCAGGACGTCACGTTGATTGGTGATAGCACGCTTGAGGTCAATCAGCTATTCGATAGCTTGGAAACCACCCGAGACGTCGCCAGCTTTGCTGACACCCAGAACGCGGCCACGCCGGTCGAAGGCGATGTACTTGTTGTTGAGAATACGGACGGAGACATCACAACCTACGATGGCGGCCTGCAGGAGGCCGATACCTTCTGATGCTTTGATTTTCAGCTACTCAATTTTGTAACACTCCCCCAACACTATGTGGACATCTGACGCCAATCAAACTTACGGATACGATCCCCTGAACCCCGGTATGCCCGGAGGATCGAGCCTGCTGACTATCGTGCCGAATACGGCCAGCGCGGCTTGCGGATATAATACAAGCGGATTGCAAGGTCTCACGCACTCCAGTTTCGGCGTATTCCCGGATAGTACGCAGTACAAGCAGACGGCTAGCGAATTACGCCAATATATCGTCAACCTCGAAGCTACAAGGAAGTTGCGCGACCTGGCCGATGTTAACTTTCAGCGCTCCCCGGAACCCGGCGATGTCCTTGCGTACAACTATACTACCGGGCTGTGGGAACTACTTGATTTCGTGTCCGGCGGTGAGTTCTGACCACGCACCATTGTCGGTGGAATAGTAGACGCGTTCGATACCTGATTCGGCAATGGCCAGTTGGCACACGGGGCACGGACGCGCCATGCACAACTCACCACGGCGATTCACCCTTCCAATAACCAACGTGTCACACAAAGCAGCATCGGGCTTGAGCAACGCTCTTAGCTCCGCATGGAGAGATACTCTGTAGGGCTGA